TTATAGCTGGTAGTGTATAAGCGTGGGTTCATCATATTTGGTGTGGTATCTTTAACTATGGGAAACTCCGTTTTCCCACTTTGAAATCATTGCACGGCTATCTTCTGATAGGTTTAATGCCGTTGCAAAATCAACTTGTGTTATGCCTAGTTCTTTCCGTCGGTACCATATTCTCTTTCCCATGCCAAAAAATGTGTCCATAAATATACATTCTCCTTCCATTGCAATCAAAAATGAATAGAAACGTGCCATTTACTATACATAAATTCTAACATATAATGGAGGCACAGTCAAGAAAAACAAATAGGAGGAAACCAAGATGGAAAACTTGCAGATACGAAATGCGCTAAGGCGCAACGGTGTAAAGGCGTGGGAGCTTGCGGAAGCACTTGGAATTGTGGATTGCACGCTGTCTAAGTGGATGCGCCGAGAACTGCCGGAGGAGAAGCAAGCCATTATGCTTGAAGCAATCGCAAGGGTAGCGGAAAGCAAACGAGAAGGGGGCGGGGAGGCAAGCGAGAATGAACGGTGACTTGAAGCGTAACATTTTACGCCCCCGTGCAATCATCCAGCGGCTGGAAGCGGAGGGCATCGGTGGGCTGACCGAGTACTCTCTGTACGGGCTTTTGAAACGTGGTGAAATTCCCTCCCGGAAGCCGGGGCGGTGCTATTTGGTGAGCTATCAGGCCGTGTTGGACTATCTGCGGTGTGCGGACGGCGGCGATATTATGCCCCCACCCGTGGCGGGCGGCACTACCCGCCGCCTGGAGCTGTGAGGAGGTGAGACTGTGGCTCGTAAAAAACAGGAAACGCTCACTTTGTTTCCAGAGGTCACAACCATCACAAGAAAATTCACCAACGCCCAGTTTGGTGAACTGATGCGGGCAGCCTTCTCCTATCGCTTCCAGGGTGAGGAGTACACCGGGACGGATGCCGCTGTGGATGTGGCGTTCCAAGCTCTGGCAGCCCAAATAGACCGGTACCAGGAATTCTGCGACAAGCAATCGAACAACGCCAAGGGCAGCCAAGTACAGCCAAATGCAGCCAATGATTGCCAAGACGTGCCAAGTGCCCCTCCTAGTCCATGTCCTAGTCCTAATAGTATTAGCGGCAAGCCGCTCACACGCCCACATTTTTCACAGCCGACACTAGACGATGTAGCGGGCTACTGCGCTGAACGTGGCAACCAGGTTGACCCACAGCGTTTCGTGGACTACTACACCGCCAACGGCTGGCGTGTTGGGAAAAACCCAATGCGCAATTGGAAGGCTGCTGTAAGAAACTGGGAGCGGAGAGCCGCTCCTCCTGCCCCAGCAGCAACGGACGAAAATTGCGGCTATGTGTTAGCGCCCCTGGACGACCCTTGGGAAACCGCCACAAGGGGGTCGAGTCATGCTTGATTTCACCGCCGCTGAATACAGCACCATCGGATGTATTCTCATCGATGCCCGGTGCTTTCCCTCTGTCCGGGAAGTCCTGCCCACGGCTGAGCCGTTTGCAAGTGACCGCTGTCGTAATGCCTATGAGGCAGCTTGCCGGTTGGCAGACCGGGGGGACGAGGTTGACCCCGTGGCGGTGGGGTACGAGGCTGGGCTGGACGATGCTTTCCTACGGGAGTGTATGACTGTTGCGCCAACTTGTACCGGGGCGACCCAATATGCCAAGGCCGTCCTGGACGGCTACCAGCGGAGGCAGCTGCAAGCTCTGGGGGAGGCTTTGCAGGAGCGAGCGTTAGCCGTTGGAACCGACCCCGACCAGCTCTTGAGCGAGGCACGGGGGACGCTGGATGCCCTTGCAACCTCTCCGGGGCGGTGCAGCGTCAAGTCAACCCAGGATAGCCTGATGGATTTTTTGAGCTTTCGGGCGGAGGTGCAGGACGGAAAGCGTCAGGTCATTAAAACCGGATTTCCGGGGCTGGACGGAATTCTGGGCGGCTTTGCCCGAGGCGGCCTGTACATTGTGGCAGCACGCCCCGGCGTGGGCAAATCTGCTCTGGGCATCGCCCTGGCTGACATGATTGCCAAATCCTATTCGGTGCTTTATGTGAGCCTTGAGATGACCGCAGAGGAACTGAACGCCCGCCGGATAGCTGCTTTCTCCGAAGCGCTATGCACATTTGGGCGGCTGTTGTTCGGTCAGACGACCGAGGAGGAAGATACCGCCATTTTGAATGCCTGCGACGTGCTGTACAAGCGCCACTTGCAAATTTCCGCCGTTTCTTCCCTCAATGTGCCTCAGCTGGAAATCCAGGCACGAAACATCCACGCCCAGGTAGTGATGGTGGACTATCTGGGACTGCTCTCCGGCACTGACCCCAGAGCCAGCGAGTACGAGCGTATTACCCAGATTTCCGGCGACCTCAAGCGGCTTGCAAAGCGGCTGGACTGTGTGGTGATTGCCCTATGCCAGTTAAACCGGGAGAGTACCAGCAGTAATGTGGATACCCGCCCAAAGCTTTCTCAGCTGCGCTCCTCTGGCGCTATTGAGCAAGACTCCGACGGGGTGCTGCTGCTCCACCGCCCGGAATATGGACAGACAGATGTTACCCGGGATGCCGCTGCCCCTCAGAAGTTTTTCGTGGATGTTGCGAAGAACCGCCACGGACGAACTGGTACGGTGGAACTGGCGTGGTATGCTCCGGTGAACCGGTTTGAGGACAGGAGCGGACGTTGGGTGGTGAAAAGTTGGGCATGACCGAACAACAGCGCTGGGCGGCTTTCGAGGCCGCCAAACGGCGGCTTGCAGCCCTGGGGCTATCCCCGGCGGAGTATGAGAAGGCGGTGCGGGAGCTGCTACGGAAATTCCAACTTTAGCCGCCCATAGTGAACGATTCGTTCACCGTCAGTTCACAGGGGGAAATTCTGCAAACCTTTTTTCTCCGTGACACATCTTCCCCCTGAGTAGGAGGAAAAGCGATCCGAGCCAAGTGTTTGGATTGCTGCTGCGGACAGCAGGGAGAGGTTCGCCGCTGTACCGCTGTAAATTGCCCACTGTGGCGGTTCAGGCTGGAAAAGGAGATTGCGGACGAAACCACGCAGGATGAACGCCAAAAGGAGGAAAATGAGTAGGATGGGTAAACATACCACCCGCCACAGGGAAAAACGAAATCAGTGGGCTACATAGCACTTTTTCACGCCACAGGGCATTTCTGAAAGCCCTTTTTCTTTCCGTGTAACCATTCACTAAAACTACATATCAGGGGGAGGCAAATTCTCCCCCTAAACAAGCAAAGGAGGAATTTATGTCAACTAGCCCAATTAGAAAAGCCGCTGGTCAATCCGTTGAGGAAATGACCGCCCAGCTTGCCGGAAGCAAGGAGGGAAATCACCTGTACACCCCAAAGGCAGGAACCTACAAGGAGGTCAGTGACGCTCTAAAAGCCGAGGCTCTGGATGCTGCCATTGACCACCAGCTTGAATTACTGGCGGCGGCAAAAAGGCGTGGCAGGGTAAACCTAAACGATGTGGACGAGGTGGAAGCAACCGCCACCGCCTACATGACCTCTTGCAAGAGGGCGGGGGTATACCCCACAATGCTTGGTTTTGCCGCCGCCTGCGGCTATTCCCGGAAAGCAATTTATGAGTATATCGCCCGCCACAGTGGGAAATCTGCGGACTATCTGGACGGGCTGAGAAGCTCGTGGGCAGCGATTGTGGCACAAATGGGACTTGCTAGGCAATGCTCTGAAAGTGTCTCTATCTTCCTGCTAAAGAACTGTGGGCAGGGCATGGCAGACCGGGCAGAAATCGACATTGCGCCCAAGACAGAAAACCCTCTGGGGGAACAGAAAGACCCGGAGGAATTGCGCCGGAAGTATCTGGAAGATGTTTATGGGGCAGATGCCGACAAATTTTTAGAATCGCAGGACAGAGAGGGCTAGAAAAAACCTTTGGAAACCTTGCGGGTATTTAAGCCCCTAACCGAGCGGGGGAGGAAAACGCCTATTCCCCCCGCCTCCCTATCAGAAAGCCCCCCCCCCGCCGACCCCGGGGGGGGTTGGGTTGGTTTGTCAAAGTGAACACCCCCCCCCCCCCCCCGCGGCG